CGACGTGCCGCCACGCCTGCGCAGTGACCCCGTTGCGGTAGTCCGAAAAGACAATCGGGACCGCGTTGCGCTCGCACCAGTCCCGCGCGAGCTGTTCGGTGTCGTCCGGTTCCTGCGAGCCGATGGCCCGCACCAGTGAGAGTTCGTCGATAATGCCGACGAATGAATCGAGCATGGTCTTGATGTGCGCGGTTTCATTACCGGCAATCACGCAGAGGGAGATCGTCATGTTGTTGTGTTGCCTCCGGTGTGGCAAATCGCGCCGCAGCGTCAAAACAAAAAGCCCCACGCGGTGAGGCGTGGGGCTGTAAACTCAGGTGTATTCAGATCAGGAATACTGAGTGGTGATAAGCTGACCCGCGTTCGCATTGACGACCTTTTCGGCAACGAAGTGCGACGCGCGCACGATGTTCGACTTGATCGCCTCTTCGCGATAGGTCGAGACGCCGATGGCAGGGCCATACTCGGACCAGTTCAAGGTGAAGCCTGCGCCACCTCCGAAGAAACCGGCAGACGCCTGCGTGACCGAGCCGACCCAGATAAACGTATTGGCCCAGACGTTACCGGCAGCAAATGCGACACCCTCGGGGGCTGTATCATATGAAGCCCTACCAATCTGGACGGAAGCCACACCGAATACCTCCGCCGCCGCTTGCGTCGAGGCGTTGAGGATGGTGTCGGACGAAATGCCAGCGCCGCGAAGGCGGTTCTGGAACTTCGTGCTCGCACGGATGCGGGTCCACACTGGATACGGGATGATGACGGACAAGTTCGTCACGCTCTCGCCCTTCGCGAGAAGACGGTCGGTGGCCTCTTGAACGTCAGCGCCGACATCGAACGTCGCTAGATTCGCGGTCGTGTAGGCGGTGCCGCTGTTGGTCGCGGTAAACGTGGAATTGTCGAACAGTTTTGCAGCTACGCGCAGTTCGTGCGCGAGGAGCAATTTCCGTTTCGCGAGCTTGGCGGCGATGACTTCGGCGTCGAAGAAGCGGGCAACGTCGAGCGTGACGGTATCGTCCACGGCCTCTTCGTAACCGTATTCCAGAGCCGTGTAGGTGTCTTGGTTAAACGCACGCGTGCCGCGAGCGTAGGCGCTGTATGCGGCGCGGTTCTTTACGTCGCTCTTGAGGAGCTGACCCTCTTTAAGAACGAATGAAGGATACTGACCGGCGCGCACGGGCACGTCGAGAATGGGCATGACGGCGGTGCCGATGAGTCCGGCCTCGAAGTCTTTTGCCTGCTCGACTACTCCGGCGATGTCGCCGCGAAAAATGGCTGCTGAATTTGTATACATGGTAAGATTTTTTTAGGGTTTAGAGATTCTTCGGAATCATCTCGATGATCGCCGAAGCGTCAGATGCCGTGGTGAGCGATTTACCCACCGTTATGGAACCTGTAATCGCCACGGTCCCGTTGGCGGTTGAGAAGAGAGTATCATTTACGGTGACCGGACCTGCGAGCAGCGTCACCTTGACCGTGTTGCCACCGAGGAACTGAACGGTGACGAAATCGCCGCTTGCAGCGTCGATCGTAGCCACGCCGTCAGGCAGGGAAGCGGTGGCGGAAAGACCGACGCCTCTATTTGCCGAGATACTTACGAGCCGGAAGGCCGTGATGGCCGAATTAGCGACAAAACTGCCGCTGTTTTGGAATGAAGTTGCCATGATAGTTGGGTATTAAAGTTTGACGAGTTCGCCGCTCTGCACGCGCGCACGATAAGCGGCGTAAAGGTCAGCATGGTTTTTGATCGCGAAGGTGATGGCCTCGGATTTGTTGCCCTTGAGCTCGGTGGCTTTGGCGGCGACAACATCCTCGAACTTCTCGACCTTTGCGACCGGTTTGACTGCTTCGGCCGAGGCGATCGGAGCGGCGGGCGCACCGAAGGACTTGGCAAATTCTTTGACGGCGGCGAGCGCAGCGGTGTTCGCGGCGAGCTGCACGACTTCGTTCTGCGCGCTCATGGCGGCAGGCTTGTCTTCTTTCGGAGCGAGAGCTGCTTCGAGCTTCGCGACTTTCTCATTCATGCTCATCATGGCAGACTGAATCATGCCTTCGATGGCTTTCTTCATTTCGTCGTTCATAGGAATTTCGATTTTAATTTCTGCTTCGGATTGCTCGGATTCGACGCTCTGAAGTTGTTTCAGTTTGCGCGCGAAGAGACCTGCGTTTGCGGCTGGCTCTGAAACGAGATCAACCGAGTAGATTTCCGAGCACCTCTGCAAAGTCGTGAGCTTGTCCGTGCTCTTTTCCGACGGACCCGAGAACGCAATCGAGAGCCCGAACGTGTCGGGAATCCGCTCGGCAATCTCCAAAATGTAGGCGCGATGGACCGAAGATTCGAGCAGATGCAAATCCCCGATGAGCTTTTCGCCCTCGATGCGCAACGTGTCGATATAGCCGACGATGTCGCCTGCGCCGCCGCTGTGGTCGAGCTTCACCTTGAGCCCGCCAGCGTATTGCTCGGCAGCTTTCTTGACCTGCTCAAGCGTCGTGCTGTCGATCATCACGCCATGACCGAGTGCCGGTCCTTTGGTGATGAGCGAGACGCCGCGAATGATTCCGGTCTGCGCGTCGATGACGCCTGCGGAGGCTGCGAATGTGATGACGGGTTCCATCGCCTATGCGATGCCCGTCAAAATCAATCCTCCTTCTTTGCCTCGCGCCGCCAGCGCCAGAGCAGAAAAGCAATGCCGAGCAACGTGCCGACGAGCGCGGAGACCTCATTGACCTGCGAGAGCGAGACCATCGCGGCGGCAGGCGTTGCGGCGGTCAGAATGTCTTTGGTGTGGTCAGAGTTCATTTTTTGAATTGTCCGATGCGCTCGGTGATGACGGCGATGGTCTGACGGTTTTCAAAAATCATGTCTCGGTTATGCTGAATCTCTTTTTCAAGGTCTTGCCGTAGCTTCTCACGCGCAAGTTCCGCTCCGGTGTTGGTTGCTTGCTTGTTATCCGAGGTCACCACAAGGCTCACTTGTTGCTTAAGAATAGTAACCTCTCTTGATAGACTCGACAGCGACGACATCAGATAGACCACGCACGAAAACAAGATCGGCAGCACGGCAAATGCAGCCTTCTCGATGAGCGCGTGCCTTGAGCCTTCGTCGCTCATTTTTTGGCCCTCATCTCCATGATCTTCTCAAGCGTGCGGCCCCCGAAATAAAAGCTCATGATGAGCATCCCCCACTGACCGAGCAGCGAGACGTAAGCCTCGTTTGCGTTGTAGCCAAACGCCGACATCCCCGCGAACAAGAAATACCCCGCAAGGATTGCCGCCAGCGTCATCGGGCGGATGTTCTTTGACCACCACGAATCCGACGCCATGTCCGCCTTGAGCCGGTCGGTCAAGTTGCTCTGCTCGGTCTTGTAGGCTTCCAAGTCCGCGTTCATCTTCGCCAGCTCTCCGCTCTGCGCGAGCTGCGCCAACTCCAACTGCGCCTTGGCCTTTGCCTCGGGGTCGGGAATCAGTTTGTCGATCAGCTTCGTGCCGATGCCTAGGATTTCAGCGAGAGGGAACATGGTTACTTTTTGTTAAAAAGGTCGAAGAGCGATTTCATCTTTTCCTCAAGAACTGCCACGCGTAGGTCCAGCTTACTGAGCACGACTATTAGGGTTATCATGGCTAGGAATATAGGCCAGCCCTTCACTAGGATTTCGAGTGCGTCCATACATCAGGGCCAGATGTAAGTTCGCGCTTTCACGGCGTGGGCTTGTCAGCGGCAGCAGCGGCCTTGAGCTGTTCGATCTCGGCCAGCGCAGCCGCGAGTGAGTCCACCAGCAGGTTTAGGCTCTGCTGTTGGAGTTGCTGCACGATGGCGTTTTTGTGTTCTTCTTTGGTCATGGCTTATTCCTCCGAGACCAGCTCAAACCCAGCGTTCACGGCCAACACGCACGCAAACGCAGCGTCGTCTGTCCACGCAGCGCATTGCTCTGCCGTCGCAGGAACAAGGCCCACGGGCATGATTTCCACGCCCTCGGCGTCGAGGAGGTGGCAGTCAGCGATGGCGGTGACGCCTGTATATTGGATGTATCGGACCTCGAACTGAGTTCCGACTTTAGGGGCTGCGGGAGAGCCCATAGTGTAAGGAGCGATTGGGATGGTCATGGGTGTGTGAGATTAAACGAGAACGGGAATGCGATAGGTGGTGCCTGTGGAATCTTGAATGGTTATGGAGCCAGTTCCGACAACCGCCCCAGCGACGTAGGCGTTGCCAAGCTTGAGCGCGCCTGTGACCGTCACCGCGCCCGCGAAGGTGGCGGCTCCGGTGGAGGCGAATGTTGCGACGAGATTCGTGTGTGACCCAGCGTAGAATCGAATATCAGACGATGCCGCCCGCGCCATGATTGAAAGACCACCCGCCAGCCCCGTGCCGCTAGAAACAACTCCTGCGTCTTGCACAAATCCTCCAGTAGTGGTGTAGCCAGTCCCCATCACACCAAGCGTTGCTGATGTCGCGCCCGTGCCCGCGTTGCTGACGTAGAGGTTCGCCTCTGCTGCCGCCCCCGCGTTTACGTTGGTGATGAAGTTGGAGAAGTCGCTGTTTAAGCTTTTGGCTGCGGTGATCGTGCCCCCGAAATAGCTTGCATCGCCCGCCGACAGCCCACCCGTGACCACCAGCGCGCCTGCGCCTGCGGAGCCTGCGGTGGAGGACGAGATGGAGACGGTGCCGCTAGAGGCGATGCGCATCCGTTCCGTTGGTGATGAGCCGTTAGCCGTTCCAAAAATGATGTTTCCAGTTCGCCCCGCGTGACTCAAATTTTGCCCGAAAATGTATGCGCTGGAAAGCTGGTTCGAGTTTGAAAACGTCAACGCCGCGCCATTCTGGTCTGTCGCGCTGAGGTTTATCAGGTTAATATCTGCCCCACGGGAACTTCCAGCGTCTGGATTTGTGCCGGTTGCGTAGCCAGGAATTACATAGCCGGTAGAGTTTGGAGAAACAGCAGTCTGGCGAAATGTCGATCCGGTCCACTTAAATTCTCCGTTGCCTTTTGGCGTGAAGGTGATGTCCGCCGCCGTAGTCCCCTGCCCCAGCACCAGACTCGCGCCGCTGCTGCCGCCCGCGAGCGTCAGGTCGGTCGCGGCGGGGGAGGTGAGGGTCGCCGAGATTGGCGTGGTGAGCGTGGGTGAAGTCCCGAACACCAGCGCGCCCGTGCCCGTTTCATTCGTCACGGCGGCGAGGAGATTCGCCGACGTAGGTGTCGCGAGGAACGTCGCCACGCCGGTGCCGAGGCCCGAGACGCCGGTGGAGATCGGAAGGCCGGTGAGGTTTGTCGCGGTCCCGCTCGCTGGCGTTCCAAGAACCGGCGCGGTCATCGTCGGGCTCGTCAGCGTCTTGTTCGTCAGCGTGTCCGTGGTCGCACGTCCCACGAGCGTGTCGGTCGCATCGGGCAACGTAACCACGCGGCCGGCCGTCGAGACGGCGTCGATCAAAGTGACCGCGCTGGCTGCGCTCGACGAGGACCGGAACCGGATACCCTTGTTGAAATCCGCGCCGTCCGAGATCGTGAAAAGCCCGCTGCCCTTCGGCTGCAAATGCACGCCGATGTTCGCGCTCGCGCCCTCGGCGAGAATGTGAATCGGGCTCCCGACGCCGATGCCGTTTTTGATTTGGACGTAGTCCGTCGCGCTCGCGATGTCGGTCAGCCGCAGGATGTCGTGACCTCCGCCCACGATGCCGACCGTATCCGCCGCTGGCCGGTAGAGTCCGGTGTTGGGGTCGTCGGTAAAGTTGAGCGAGGGAGCCGCCGCCGTGCCGTCGTCGAGCGTGATGTTGCCGTCGGTCGCGCTGATCGTGATCGAGCCCGCGCCGTTGGAGATCGCGATGCCGGTGCCAGCGGTAAGCGTCGAGTTCACGAACGCCGAGCCGTTGCCGATTAGGAGCTGTCCGTTGGTCGGCACGGGCACGAGGTCGGTCATCGAGGTCACGCCGCCCCCGCCCCCGTTGCCACGCGCTGCGCTCAGAGTCCAATCGCCAGCCGTGCGGCTCGGGCGCTCGCGATTGCCGTCGATGTTCGACACGAAGCTGTCGCCGTTGATCGTTACGAGATCGAGACGCTGATAGGTTTCATCGGGCATCCACCGGCCGCGAGGATTGAGCCCGCGAGGTTCGGCGAACTCCTTGCGAAGCTGGTCGATTTCGCCTGCGCGAGGGAAGCGCGAGAGCTCGTCCGTGACGATTTCCTTCACGGCGTGCGTGAGCATTGAAGCCGCGTCCTCGATGCGCGCCTCGGCCTTCGCGAGCAAGTTCACGTTCTCCGCGCGCTCGGCCATGAGCACCGAGTATTTCGCGGCGGTCGTGACCTCTAGCTGCTTCGACAGCTGCTCAACTTTCGCAGCGAGTGCCGCTCCGGTCTTCGCGTGTTCGTCGGTCGCCCGCGCGCGACAGAACTCTTCGAGCTCGGTGCGAATCTGCGGCTCGGCCTCCTCAAATGTGCGCTCGATTTCCGCGTTCAGATACTCGCGAAGTTGCGGCAATTCCGAGACGAGCTGTTTTAGCTCGGAGCGTTGAACGATTGCCAACTCGATCAGCCGGTCGATTTGCGTCTGTGTATCCATAAAGTTGTTATTTCTTCGCGCTCGTTGGCTGCGTTGCAAAGGTGTGCTCGATGATTGATTTGCCGACGATCGGCTTCGCGGCCTCTCCGCATCGGATGTCGAGCTGCTTGCGGTATTGCTCGACGGCGGTCAGCCAGTCGTTCGGGTTCTCAGGCTTTTCGTGGAGCACCATCGCGACCTCGGTGGCGGCGGAAAACTCGGTGCGGCTTTGATTTGTCGCGGAGTTGGCTTGCGCCTTGTTCAGCCGCTCGACGATTGCGTTTGCCCACGTCTGCCCAGCGTCCCCTCCCCATCCGTTCCACGCCTGCCAGCCCTTGCCTTGCGTCTTCCACGTCGCGCCCTGCTTGTCGATTTCATGGCGGTCGAAATACGCCTTCATTCGGCGCACGGTGTCCTCGGAAAGCGGGCGCTTGTTGAGGATGTCGCGAGCGCGAGCGAGCCCGACAGCGGTCATTCCGCGATTCGATGGCGTCGCTTTTTCGCGAGCGGCGAGCGCGCGTTTCGCGTTCGCGATCATCGCGTCGTTCGGGATGTAGCTACCATCGGCGAAGTTGATCGTGACGAGGTTCGCGCTGTTCTCGACCTGCTCAACGGGCTCAGCCGGTGCGGGCTCAGCCGGTGCCGGTGCAACGCTCGCCGCCTGCGCCTCGGCCGCGCTGACGCCCACCGCGTCGCCTGCCGCGGCTGCGGCCGCTGGCGTGCTCGGCAAGGAGTTCGTCGTGAGCCGAATCGCCGTCTCGGGCACGCCATACTTCTCGGCGAGCTGCTTGACGTAAGCCGCCTCGATCGCGATCTGCTCCAATCGCG